AGCGAATATCGCAGGAGCACCATCCCACTTGACTGTCATATTGACCGATGAACGTGATGAACCAGACAACATATCTCTCAGTGATTGTAAAAAATTGATTGCAGCTCTACCACCATCAACACCATAGTTGAGTATCTCATCTTCTAGATGTTCTAGATGTAGGTTCTTACCACCTTTGTCTTCTGATAGTAGTTCTAAAAATGTTCTCATTTTGCATCTGGATTTGGTTTGTAATCACACATAATATGTGATGGGTATAATCCACCCTGTTTGTTTCTTATGTTTATCTTGAATATGTAAAGTTTAGTGATAACCTCTATGTCTATTCTTTTTGCAGAGCCAGGTTTTGGATATAGAACTTTCACACTTCTTACTTTTGCAGAGTCCATCATTCTTCTTCTGGTCATCTCATAATACTCTACTTTCTTACCTTTCTTATGAACCATGTAATATCCATAACCTATACCTGTGACTAGTAGTTGCAATAGTGACCTCATGTTAACTTTTCTCGTTACATCTTCCTCTATCTTTGGAACTATCTGTCTTGCAGTCTTTCTATCATACTTTTCAAAAATGTCAATAAATTTTTTCTCATCTATACCAAACATACCTAGTAACTGTTTTGCTCTTTTATCTTTGAATTTACCAGACTTAAACTGTTCTTCTGTAAAGATAGTTGCAACACCAGCATTGAAGAATGTAACTGTTCCTCCAAACTTCAGTGAGAGAAAGTAGGGTTTACCATCACCATAGACAGTAACGTCTGTTATTAGGTTACCTATCTGCAATCCTCTACCTTTGATTATCGCACCTATATCTGTAAACACAAGTGGTCTACGAGTATTAGCACCACCCTCTAGTTTTACCTGTATGTCTGAGTGTTTTGATAACACAGTATCGTGAAGTTCTTTTATAAACTCTGGATATGTAAAGTTTGGAGAGTCAACACCCTCTGCGATATATGTTTCTATATCTTTTGTTACTTGACCCTCAAATCCAAATCCTTGACTCTTTGTACCAGTTCCACCTCTTGAACCATTACCAGCAGATACTTTGATACCATACTTCTTTGATAACGCTGGTAAGTTAAGATTATCTGCGACAAGTCTGTGTATCTTAACAACCTTTTCTTTAGGATTTTTTGATATTGCGATTGGGTCAGCCATACCATCAGATTTTGATAGTACGTCTTTGAGTAATGCTTTTAGATTATCTTTATTGTGTGGAATATCTAGGGTGTCTATCTCACCCTCAGACTTTGGGAATATATCATATGCCTCTGTTAAACTTCGTATCTTCGTTACAACAGATTCTTTTATAGGTAATGGTTTTAAGATACGAATATGATCTCTTATTGACATGACACTTTCCCATTCAAATATAGTTTCCTATTATTTATTATACTTTTAATTTAGAAAAGTCAAGGTTTCTTTTACCGAAAGATGTTTTATCAAATAATGCACTGTCTATCTCACTCGTATCTTGACCACTATCTACTAAATCAATCTGTTCCTCAAGTGGTGCATCAGACAATCTCATCTTTGCTCTATCAATTTTCAAATAAAATTTCTTGTTTACAGTTGGATCATTATATCTATTCTTCAACTGTTTGACAGATATGAGATTTTTCTGTTCTAGTTTGTCGTTTGTAACTAACGCAAACATAAAATCAGCGGTTGCTGGTAGACCAAAAGACTCAGATGTATCCTCAAGACCAATATCACTTGATACAAAACCAGACCTAGTAGTTTGAGTTGCAGACATGATAGGAACATCATTCTCAACTGCAAGACCACGCAACTCCTCTGCGATAGACTTGACTAGAGTATATGAGTTGATGTTCGCACCACCTTTGAACCTAGATGATGCACAGATGTTTAGATAGTCTATGAATATCATATCTGGTCTGAAAGATTTCTTGATTGCAAGTTCTTTCAGAAGTCCTCTGAAGTGATTACTATTTGCAGTTGCAGTGGGATATTCTTTAATTATTAGTTTACCATTTACTTTACTGACTAACTCATCAATCTTACTGTCAAACATTTTCTTAGGTAAAGAGTGTAAGTCCTCCATAGATATGTTCATCAAGTTTGCATCTATGCGTTCTGCAATGCGTTCCTCCGCCATCTCAAGAGTGATATATAAAACATTCTTACCTTGAGATATACAACTCGCAGCCATGTGACACATGAACAATGATTTACCGACACCAGTACCAGCGAGTGCAATGTTCAAAGTCTTAGTTGGTAGACCACCTTTTGTTACTTTATTGAAATACTCTAAATCAAAGGGAATACGTTCTTCTACTCTATGGTAATATTCGAATCTAGAATCAGCATCACCAATATAATCATGACCCACAGCGTTATCAAAACATACTGCGAGGGCGTCCGTAAGAATGCTTGGTATAGAGTCTGGAGTTCTATTCTTATCGTTCCCATCAATAATAGATATACCATCAACAATCGCATTGTGAATCGCCTTATCCTTACAAAACTTCTCCGTATGATCCACGAGCCAATCAAAGTCTACCTCCACAGGATTAAGTGTTTTAATTATATCAACAACTTTTTTATACTCTATTTCTGATAAGTCTTTTCTGTCACCAAGTTCTATTTCTAAAGTTGTTTGTGTGGGTATCTTTTTGTACTTGTCTACAAAATTAGATATCTCCTCAAATATTATTCTTTCTTCTTTTACTTCAAAATATTTACCCTTGATAAAAGGTAATACTTTTCTTGCGTATTCTTCGTTGTAAATTAAATTACTGAGAGTTGTTCTCTCTATCGTTTGCGTATCCAATATTTAAATTCTCCTGTCTATCAATTATATCCACTAATATATCACCAAGAAGTTTGAAAAAGTTATCATCATCAAACTCCTCTCTAGGAATCATATTATTGTCTAGTATATCATATTCGAACCGAAAAGGCAAGTTCCCATCTTTAGTTTCTTCACCTAAAGATACTTTACCATATTTATAAACCACACCCTCGAATTTTCCTTTTCGAATACCGATACATTGCATTTCTTCATTTTTATTTGTTATGAAAACATATTGATCTCTAATCGACATAATGTAAATAACTTCCTAAAAAATATTTTGGGGTTTTTACTGGTTTCGCACCTTGATGTAGCCATGGCCACATTGGTGGAAACACCACAATAGTTCCTTTCTTGCAATCTGTTCCAACTTTCTGATATGGAAAACTTGTGTGTCCTTCATCATTATCAGATAGATAACAAAAGAATGCTAACCATCTATTCATACTACCAGTAGAGTTTACATCAACGTGCCACCCAAATTCATCTAAACCATTTGCTTCATATTTTTTCATTTTGAATGGTTCGATACCATACTTGGGTGGAAACATAAACTCACTATATTGGTTCTTATAATCATCAACGTATATCTTGAATAAGTCTAAAAGTGCATCTACCTCCTCTTTCCAAGTATCCATGTATTTGAAAAGATGCACTTCATTGAATTTTAGATTACCTCTATCCTCAGTTCGTTTATCTCTGTTTTCCCATTGATCTGTGTTTGCATCAAACTTCTCAATCAACATATCACAAAGGACATGGGGTATTGCATTGTCGTAAGTTTTTATAAAAGTTTCCATTTTACCTCAAAACCAATTTAAATTAATTACACACCTAAAGTCTGCATCTGTGTTAGTTGTACCAGCATGACGTTTTGATGATGGGAATACTACTAACCTATTTTCTACACTTTCAACCCTTTCACCACCCTCAAAGTAAGTATATCCATTGTTTGTATTTAAATAGAATACTCCTGTTCTCTGATTGTCTAATGTCACGTTCTCACGATTCTCATATATTTCTGGTAGTATATCAGAGTGTAGTGGTGATGTCAATATCGTACTTGTCTTCATAGTTATATTAGATTTTATTCTAACTATTGCAACTGGATTTATCTTTTTTACCAAAGGTTCTATATACTGAAACCTATCACTATTGATACTACAGTTCTCATAGAACACATGACAAAACTGTGGTATACCATCACCATCAGTAACTTTACTTGGTGAGAAGTACCATTGAAAGTTTCCCTCATCAGATAACATGAGGTCTTTAATTTTATTTAGATCCTGTGGGTCTAAAAAGTTATCATGTATTTCCATACTTAAATTCTTTTTCTGCACATTCATCTAGTTGTTTCATGATGTCCTCAGTAAAGAACTTCTCTGGGTCATTGTTGATTGTC